GGTACGAAACGGCGCGAGCTGTCTCTAGGATGGAGCTATCAAACATAGGCAATCGATAGGCCACGCCTATGATCAGGATTGAAGTCAAAGGTGTTGATCACGTGCAGGCAAAGCTCTCCCGTATTCAGCTAGGTATGCAGGGGAGGGCCATGCAGCTGGCGATCAACAAAGTAGCCGGGAAGGCCCGAGCGGAGATCAACCGTGCCATCCCACAGGAGTTCGCCGTCAAACTCCGCGATCTCAGAAATGCGATCTATCTCAGGCGCGCACGCTCTGGTTCGCTCGAGGCCGTGCTGAGCATCTTCGGATCGGCGCGGAGACTCGGTCGATCGCTGAACCTGATTCACTTTCTGCAGACGGTGATTCATGCCGGCCAGCAAGTGAAGTTACGCGGCACCAAAGGAAACCGAGCCGACATGCGTGCACTAAACAGCCAGCTCGGCTTCAGAATCAAGAAGAGCGCAGGCATGAAGGTAATTGAAGGTGCTTTTGTCGGCAACAAGGGGCGTACGATTTTCCGCCGCACCGGGAGTGCACGTCTGCCAATCGAGCCGCTTCAAGTAATTGGATTTTCTCAGATGTTCCGGTCGCGGCGGGTAGAGCAGCGAGTCCTGAGCAAGATTCACACCGAGTTGCCGATAGAAATTGATCGCGCAATAAAAAAGGTGCTCTCATGATCATTTCCCAGCAAAACTGCAAAGCTCTGGCGTGAATATGCCGCGAGACGTAAATTCGCTCAGCAAATCAAGTTTTTCAAATACGACAAAATGCCGTGAGCTGGATCAACTTTGATGATGTGTGCAACCAGATCCGCGATGGCGGACTGGTGGTGGATGAGCTGCTCGTCGACACGCATAAGCCGCAGCGCTGCTACACCATCGATGGCGGCCGCGAGAAGAGTGGCTGGTATTGGCTGGGCACTAAGGAGATCGACGGCGGCAGCTATATCACGGGCGCCTATGGCATCTATTCCGGTAATGATAATGGCAAGCGCATCATCAAGATTACCCGCGATGGCAAACCGGTAAGCATCCGAAAAGAAGATCGCGAGGCGATCGCTGAGCGGCAGAAGGCTAACATGGCGCGGATGAAGGCCATGCGCGATGCCGAGGCTGAGCGGGCGGCGCTGATGGCCGGGATGGTCTGGCGCAAGTATGTACCAAGTGGCGAATCCGACTACCTCGCGCGCAAGTGCATCGCGGCCCACGGTCTGCGCTTCTCGCCGTCGGGCAATGGCACGGTAGCGGTGCCGATGATGGATGGCGCCACTGGCAAGATATGGGGATTGCAGTTGATCCGTGGCAAGCACCGAGGCGGAAAGCTCGAAAAGGAATACTGGCCGCGCGGGATTGCCAAGCAGGGCCACTATCACATGATCGGGCCCATCCCGCGCGGGCTCGTGCTGATCGCCGAGGGATACGCCACTGCGGCCACGATCCATCAGGCCACTGGTCTGTCTGTAGCCGTGGCTTTTGATGCAGGAAACCTGCAACCCGTTGCGGTGGCGATAAGTAAAATTTATCGCCGCGCCAAAATCCTGATCTGCGCCGACGACGACTACCGAACCGTTGGCAATCCGGGCGTCGCCGCTGCCAAGAATGCCGCGTATGCCGTCCAGGGTGCCGTCGTGGTGCCGGTATTCACTGCCGATCGGGCCGAGAAGAAGATCACCGACTTCAATGACCTCGCCGCCCTCGAGGGAGAGGCCACGGTACGCGTGCAGATTCAGGCCGCACTCCGGGCAGCGGGTTGTGAGATGCCCTCGGTTTTTGCGCGGGGCACTACCTTAAGGGGAGAGGGGGAGCGTGGCAGGAAGGATGATCTCGCATCGATCATCCAGGTTGATGATGCGCTGGAGCGCTTCGCCATGGTCTATGGATCTGGCGGAACCTGGTTCGATGATGTGGAGCACATGCTGATACCGAAATCTGATCTGCAGGATATGCTGCCCGAGCACGGCATGCGCGACATACGCGGCCGCAAGCGCGTGGTGCGGCTAGATGAGGTCGGCTTCGATCCGCCCGGCACCGACAGTGCCATCAAATGTAACCTGTGGGGCGGTTGGCCGACCGAACCGAAGGCTGGCAACTGCACCGTGCTACTCAAGCTGCTCGAATACCTATGCAGCGGCGAGGACAATCCGCGTGAGATCTACCAATGGGTGCTACGCTGGTTGGCCTATCCAATCCAGCACCCTGGCGCCAAAATGCGCACCGCGCTGGTGTTTCACGGTCCGCAGGGCGCCGGGAAGAACCTGTTTTTCGAAAGCGCCATGGCCATTTATGGCGAATACGGCCGGATCGTTGATCAATCGGCCATCGAAGATCGGTTCAACGATTGGGCCAGCCGCAAGCTCTTCCTGATCGCCGATGAAGTAGTAGCGCGCGCTGAGTTGTTTCACGTCAAAAACAAGCTGAAGGGCATCGTCACTGGCGAGTGGATCCGGATCAATCCAAAAAATGTTGCTGCGCACGACGAGCGCAACCACCTCAATCTGGTATTCTTGAGCAATGAGCGGCAGCCGTTGGTGTTGGATCACGACGACCGCCGGTATGCCGTCATCTGGACGCCCGAAAAGCTGCCCGATGAATTCTACGGTGACATCCGGCGCGAGATCGATGCCGGCGGCGTTGCCGCGCTGCATCATTACTTGGCCACGCTAGATATTGGCGACTTCAACGAGCATAGCAAGCCGCTGATGACCAGCAGCAAGCGCGAGGTGATTGACATCAGCATGGACAGCATCGAGCGCTTCGTCCATGACTGGCAGCGCGGGCTCATCGTGTTTGATGAGTCCGCCGGGCCGCTGCCTTTCGGTCCGTGCGGCAGCGGAGACCTGTACCAGGCGTATAGTCGATGGTGCAAGCGTGAGGGGGTGCTCATGCCGCGTGAATCGAGCAAGTTCGTCGGCCACCTCATGAAGTTCCCGCGCTGGCGCAAGACAATGTCCGATCGCTACGTCAGCCTGCATGGGGGTAGGACCTTGCGAACACGCTTCATCGTTCCAGCGAGCGACGTCATGGAGCGCGCCATGCTAGAGGCCGGCATGGAGGATAAACGGCAAAAGCCATCAGAGACGCAAACGGCGTGGCTCACTGGGTGCTTTTTCGATTTTCGGCGGGCAATTGGTGAACACGTGTAACCACCGTATAGGCTACCGTACAGGTATATCTGCTGTAAGTCATTGAAACGTATGAACCGTACAGGGCGTACAGGCTACCGTACAGGCTACCGTACAGGTATATCTGCTGTAAGTCATTGAAATAGTTATTGAAACGTATGAACCGTACAGGCGTACATCGTAAATCCACGCGCACGCGCGCGTATACGCGCGCGTATACGCGCGCTTTCTCAAAAAATTTCTATCTAAGGTATACATAGGGATGTACGCCCTGTACGGTTCATACGTTTCAATGACTTACAGCAGATATACCTGTACGGTAGCCTGTACGCCCTGTACGGTAGCCTGATGATCGAAACCAAGGCCGCCTTCGCGCGCCGGCTCGGCGTGCATAAAAGCCAGATTACCCGAGCCGCGCAGGCTGGGCGGGTAGTGCTGACGCCAGATGGCCGCATTGACGTCGAGGCGAGCGTGCAGCGCTGGTACGCCACTAAGGGTGGCCGTGCCGACGTAGCGGCCCGCCATGAGGCGCGCAGGCAGGCGGTGGGATACATGGGGCAGCAGGCAGCCGACCACGCCACAACGGCTCACTTAGGCACCATGCCGGAGCAATTGGCTGTTGAGGCGCCGGTGTCGGCTGGCCGCACCCGTACTGAGTACAAGGCCCTGGCGCTGTACTTCGAGAATCAGGCGATCAAGCTGGAAATGGCCCTGCACCGTGGATCGCGCTATCCAACGGAAATGGTTAAGAGCGAGGCGCTGGGACTCGGCGCTACCATGCGCGCAGCCATGGAGCGTGTGATTGATCGGACCGCGCCGCGACTGGCCACCATGGGCGACGATCTGGAGCGGCGGCGGTTTCTCGAAACTGAGTTGCGGCGGGTGCGCAGGCTGCTCAAGACCGGTCTGCCGCGCGCCTTGCGCCGCATGCGGCGGGCAGCCAAAAAAAACAACTCCTCCCCGGCCTGAAGGCCTAGGTTTATCCGGGCAAAATCCGATGAATACCTCCGTTGGTCCCTCCCGTACTATGCGTCAGGCCATGCCGATCATCTTTTCCTTCATCCAGGATCTGCGCGCGGCCTTTGGCGCCGACGAGATCAACTCCATCATCCAGGCAGGCATTGCCGGTGTGCCTGGATTCTGGGCGCGTGAAGGGGGGCACGAGGTCGGCACGCGATACGTGCCACGCGGAACGCTGATCAGCGTGGCGCAGATGGTGATCATCGTGCCCAAAAAAGAGGATGGAAAAGCCGCACGCACACCGAGGTGCAGGTGTTGACTTCCTGTTCCGGCTGGAGAGGACAATAGTGGCATAACGGCGCAGCGTGAAGTGGATTAGCGTTGAGAAGAGCCATATAAAAACATTTGATGGATCATTCGCTTGACACGCTCTCGTTATGCTATATAGTGGCATTATCAGTCCCACCACGAGAGGAGAAAACCATGGCAGCAAGATGCAGGCACCGCAAGACCCACCAAGTGGGTCCCGACAGGTGTTTCTATGGGTCGGTGGCTGAGGAGCCCCGCACACATGAAAATCCCGCGGCCCACGGCAATATCGCGTGGAC